TCAGGCTGCGCGTCGGTGGCGCAGGTGGTACTTCACGAGTTGCAGATCAAGGCCGAGGTCGCGGGATATGGCTGTGGGTTTCTTTCCATCGCGGTGCATGGCGTCGATCTGCGCCTGCATGAAGGGCGATAGCGCGCGGGACTCGTACGCGCCGGGCGGGAACCATCTGTCGTTGTCGCTAAGGATTTCGGGCAGGTAGCCGGGGTCGGCGCGAAGGGAGAGCGTGACGATGCCGAGGTAGTCGGATAGCTCCTTGCGGTGCCGGGTACGAACGTACTCGTGCAGCGAATCGGGCGGCGTCCACCTCTTGCCGATCCTTGAGGGGATGTTCACGCTGTGGTCCGTGACCTGATTGCGTGCGAAGTCGCGCCACCGTGAAACGACCTCACGGAGCGTGTAGCTGGCGGAACCGGTGCCCACCACGTCGGCGATCTGCCGAAGAGTGAGGTTGTCGTAGTACCGCAGCGCAATGAATGTCTTGTCTTTCGTGCTGAGGGTGGCGAAGTAGTCGACGAGCGTCTGGTGAGTGGCATACCACGAGACAGGCTCGACCGGAGCGCGAAGGTGCGTCCGTTCCTCACCAGCCAGGGCGTGCTCCAACTCATCGTCAAGCGACTTCTGATGCTCGTGGTCGTGGTCGTGGGCGTAGTTGAAGATCGCCCCCTTGACCCTGTTGACGAGGAACGTCCAGAACAGTCCACCGTTGTCGTCTTCGCGTGTCTCACCGCGCTGGGTGAGTTCATCGTCCCAACGTGCGGTGAGCTTGATCAGTTCGATTGCGGCAATCTGTTTGAGGTCGTCGACCGTGATCGTGTGGTCGCCGCGGTCCTTGGCGCGGTACTCCACCCACCTGTAGCGCTTCACGATGTGGCCTTCCAGGGGCGACAGGTATCGACTGATGAGCGGGTCATTCATGGTGTGCTCTCTGCCTCGTCGGTGCGGGTGGTGATGGTCATCTCGTCGCGGTCGAGGTCGAATGTGACGGTGTCGATGCGGCCGAACTGCGGGAGCGCTCCGGCGAGGATCACATCCGCAGCCATGTCGGCGCTGGCATCCCAGTCGGCGACGGCGGTTGCTTCGACCGTCCGCCCGCGTCCCTGCGCCCGCCTGACGGCGTACTCGGAGAATCCGGGACCTGGGTAGGGGGCTTGCTTGTCGAAGACGCGTACGCGGCTGTGGGGTGTGTTGAGTGCGTATACGTCGGTGCGCTCCTGCTGCACGCCCTGGCTGGTCCACGTGTAGCGGGTCACGGCGGCGTCGTACCAGGAGTCGTCGTCACGGCTGATGGTGTCCGACCCGGCGATCATGTTCTCGGCGTACGCGACACGGATCTTGCCTACCCGCGTCCATTGTTCGGTGCGGAGCCGCCAAACCCGCTGTTCGTCGCATACGAGGCGGAGTCCCGCTGCTTGCACGAGCGGGTGCAGGAACTCGAGGGCGTTGATGCCCGCGCGCCAGGCGAACGCGTCCGGCTCTGGTGCGTCTACGAGAAGGGTTCGGGTGGAGGGTGACGCGTTGGCGTCCTCTGCCCACGCGTACGCGTACGTGCTGGTTGTGGGCGTGGACCCGTCGAAGTATCCGGGGTCGAACTCGCCTTCGTCGAACAGCGCCCGGTCGACGTTCAGGATGTTCCCGGAGGTGGAGTTCCGCCACTCGATGATCGGGGTCGCTTTCACGGTCCCTGCGGGTGCGGGCGGGGCGATGAACACCCGGTACTCCCATGTGCTGTACACGGGCGCCCACGGCCCGGACACGTTCGTGAGGATGATGCCCGCGGCGTTGCGGTACTGGACGGTCAATCTGACGTCCATCGTGTGCGGGGAGCGGACGTGCGCGATGAGCACGTGGGATCGGCCCGCGGTCGCGTCCGGGTACTCGTCGAGGAGGTCCGCGCTGACGCGGAGGTTCCCTGTCGCGGCGGTCTGGTTAACGCGGACGAAGCCGGGTTCGTTGCCGACTCCTGCTCCTGAGTCCCAGACGGGCGCGCTCATGCCCGCGCCCGCGGACCACCCGTCGACGTTGAACCTCGCGTTCGGGTTCGTCAAGCGGTTTCGGGCTGACCACCGGGGAATCATCACGGCGTCATCGGAGTCGTCGAGCTCTGCCCCGATCGCGGTATCGAGGACGTAGTTGACGACGTCGCGGAGGCTTTCGAGCAAGAGGGGTGTGGGGTCGTCGGCGAGGGGTGCCCAGTCGGTGAGCAGCGACTCGTCAGACGCGAGGCTGAGGGTGATGACGCCCTCTTGTGAAACGGTGCGGTCACGGAGGACGAGATCGAACTCGCGATGCTGGGCGCCGTCCCTGTCGACGGTGATGACGATGCGGGGCTTGTCCCGTGGGTCGATGTCGCGGAGGTCGGCTTTCACAGGCGGGCCGGGGTCCTCGGGGATCTCACCGCGCATGATGTGGAAGTCGGGCGCACCGTCGCCGAAGAAGTCGATGGGTTCTTCTTCTTCAACCTCGACCGGGGGCGGGTCTTCGACCGGCTCGTTGTACCAAGTAGGAGGCGTCTCGATCCAGATGCGGTCAGGTTCGGAGATCTGGAACGGCGGCGCGCCGTCCTCGTTAAAGAAGTCGAACTGTTCCGCACCGGTCTCTTGCCAGTACCCGCCAGGGTGAGGCTCGACGGGCGTCCAGTGCTTCGGGACGGCAACTTCGAGTTCTGCGGTCACGTGCGGGGCTGAGGTCGCGTCCAGGACGATCCGCCCTGCCCGGATGGACAGTACCGCGTCGGAGCGTCCGGGGCGCTTCACGACGGCCGTATAGGCGTGGGTGGAGATCATTCCGTGGTCTCCTGAAAGCGGAACGTGATCTCCCAAGCTCCGCTGTCGTCCTGGCGCCGCTGAATGTCGCCGTCGACGATGAACAGCATGTCGACGGTGATGCTGTCGGTGTGGGTGAGGACAAACTCTCCGCCTGCGGCGAGAGCTTCCTCAGCGACGGCAGATTCGATGTCGTCGGGGAAGATCAGCCTCAGAGTTCCGGTGCGGACACCAGCGGGCCTCAGCGTGATGTCGGGAACTCTCCGCCCAAGGATGGGGTGGACGATGTTTCGGGATGGGCGAGTGGACTCGTAGCCTGGTGCCGACAGCGGCTTGATGAGTGTGTCGCCTTGGGTGATGACCAGCGACGGCGGTGCCGGCGCCGGGGGCGGCACCGGGGGCTGCGACAGGATGATCACCATCAGATCACTCCCACGTCATCCGGCCGGTGTTGTTGAACTTGACGTCGATGCCGCGGTTCACGCGACGTTGGAGCGCGTCGAACGCCCTGTTCGCTTCGTCCAGCCCGCGAAGGTCGCTGTTCACAAGGAGCTTCGTGGAAACCTGCTTCGGGATGCCGTCCACGTCGCCCTTGAACCGATCGACGTTCTGGTGCGCGAGCTTGGTCTCCGCGTCGATCACAATCTGCGTCTCGTCGGGGAGCGTGAGCAGTTTGTTGCCGAACTCATCGACTTCCTCACTGGCTGTTCCGGCGTCGCGTGCCGCGGCGAGAAGACGCTCGGAGGTGACCGCCAGTGCGGCCTCGGCGTTGTCCTTGGCTTCGAGGGTCGCGGTGTTCACGTCGCGCCAGCGATTGCGGAGGTCGAGCAGCTCGTTGCCGTACGTCTGCGCCTCAGACCCGCCGCCCAGGTTCAGTTCCTGACGCTTCTGCGCCTCCTTCTCCATGAGGTCCACGATCGATGCTTGGACCTTCTCTTGGTCGGTCAGAGATCCGGCCTGAGCGGCGAGGACGGTGGACCGGTCGAGGCCGAGTTTGTGCGCGTCCTCTTGGAGTTGCTTCCACTCGCCGACTCGTTCGGGGTCGAAGATGAGTGAGTTCATCTCGGCGACGACCTGAGCTTCGTTGACGTAGTTGCGGCCTTCCTCCGCTGCCTCCTGGTAGACGCCCGACAGCCGTTCCCGGAGCCGTTCCGCCGCCTCCTCCTGCTCCTGGAGGGACGCGGTGACCAGGCCCAGACCGACGGCGCCGGCGGCGAGAGCAGCAGCGCCAGCGATGCCCGCCGGTCCTGTGCCTGCGAGCGTTGCGGCGAGACCGCCGAGGGTGTCCTGACCGACTTGGCCGAGATCGCTCATGTCTCCGCGGATCGAGCTCACGGCCTCGCCGAGGTTCTGCCCCAGTTCCTGCGTGACCTCCTGCGCCCCGGCCTTCATCTTGCCGGTGCCGTCCTCCGACGCGTCCTTGGCTTCGCGGTAGGCGCGCTTGTACTCCTTTTCGATCGCGTCGGCGGCGCGCTCAGTCTCCTTCTTGAGATCCTTCGTCTCGCCCTGCGCGTCCCGCATCGCCCGCTCAAGCTGCTCGGGGCCTTTGGACTTCCCCAGTTTCAGGAGTTCGTCCTGAGCGTCCTCAAGGGGCTCGATGATGCCCGAGTCGATGCCCTGTTTGAACGCGCGTGTCTCGGAACTGATGCCGACTTGATACCCGCCAGCCATCAGACGCCCGCCTTCTCGAACACTTCGCGAACGGTGCGATACGCGGTCTGAATCCACAGTGAAGCAACGCGCGGGATTGCGTCACGGGTCGACGGGTGGAACACGTGCCCCTTGCTGTAGAACGCGCCGAACGCGCCCCCGAGTCGACGCGTGTAGCGCTTGCCGTGCTTCGACGTCGACGCGACCATTCGGCCAGGCTTGGCACCGAACTCGGTAGGTCCGGCAAGCAGGGACACGGGGACGCCCGACGAGAGCTTCCCGACCTGTGCGGACTTCAGCATCACATTGCTGTCACTGACGGACAGGCGTGCCGATTCGACCAGGACACGGTTCTGCAACCGAGTGCCGGTGTGCTGCGCGATGGATTCTTTCCAGATCGGGGCGGCTTCACTGCGCGTGTACCCGCGGATCTGCTTGCGGACCTCCGCGTCCATGCCGCGTACCGCCTCCACGAGCACGCGCAGATCGTGGGAGACGAGTAGCGAGATCCGCCCCGCCACGGGTCACACTCCCGGGGTGGTGAACGCGGGCTGTCCGTTGACTCCGAGGTTCAGGGTTGCGGTGTTGATGCCGCCGGCTGCGCCGCCGATCTGCGACGGCTGGAACACGACATCGACGGTGATGAGTTCAGCGCCCGTCTGCGGGGTGAACTCGATTGTCTTGGAGGTCCCGGCCCACTCGATGCTCTTGCGCGACAGGGAGCCGGCGGATGCCCAGTCCTGCGCGAACGTGATCTGCAGCTGCCACGTCGGCACACCCACGAGCGACTGGACACCTCCGCCGATGTCGGTGTGCTGTGCGGTCGGTGTGGTCGGGACGAGCGCGAACGAGTTGACGCCCTTGGTGAAGTTGTCGGAACCGATCTTGATGGTGCCGCTCTTGTTGTACGTTGCGACGTTGGGCGCGTCAGCCATGATCAAGCCTCCTCAGGCTCAGGGTCGGTGAGAACGGTCAGGGTGATGTCCCATCCGAAGTTCTTCTCGTTGGGTGAAACGACTTTCTGCGCGTCGGACCAGTTGATGCGGTCGTGGGAGTCGATCGCGGTGAGCAGGGTCGTTACGGCGTCGTCGAGGTCGTCTTCCGCGTCGGCAACCTTCGTGTATGGGGAGAACACGGACATGATGACCGTGTGCCGCAACTGGCCGAGTGAGCCTTCATCGCGCGGTTCGATGCGGGAGTGCTTCAAGACAACGACAGGTCGACGCGTGATCACGTCGGGCACGGACTGCTCCGGGATCACGTCCCACTCGGTGGGCAAGTTGAGCGCGTCAACCAGCCATGACCTAACGGACACTGGGTGCTCCTCGTCGTGGGCGAATCAGGTTCTTCACGTGCCAGTCCAGGGGGTACACGGTGATAGCGAATCCTTCGTCGCCGATCTGCCCGTCCGTGTCAGCGACGGATGCGCGATACAGGTTCTGCGCTTGCCGGAACTGCGCGAGCGCATAAGACTCGGGCACATCGACGTCGAGGATGCCGTGCTCTTCTACCTGCTGCCGAAACCTGCGGGGGGCGTAGGCGATGACCTGATCGCGTGCGACGTCAAGGAACCGCTTGAGCATGGGGAAGTCGATCCTGCCGACATCCGCCCACTCGTCGCTCAGGTCGCTCGGTGTCAACCACGAACCCATGGCCTACGCCCCCGTCCGGCTTACTCGGCCGTGTCGTAGGTGGCGGTGTCGACCGACACGACGGCGCGGGCGTTCGCGGTGATCGTCGCCCAGTACGCGAAGACCGCGGGGTCGATCGCGCCGTGGTGGGGGTCGATGCCTTCGACGCGGATCGGGGACTCGCCGCCGAGCTCGTAGAAGGTGATGGCCTCCTTCGCGCCGACGATGACCTTGCCCGTACCGACTGCGGCGGGCTGGAGGCGGAAGTTGGCCACCTCGCCGTCCTCCAGGCCGAACGCGGCGCGCAGGTACTCCAGCGTTGCGTCCTTCGGCTTGAGGATGATCTCGCGCCACAGCTCCGGGGAGACGAGCGCGTAGCTCGGGCGGTTCTCGGTCGCGATGACCTGCAGCGCACCGTCCACGACAGCCACGAGGCCGGGAGCGACCGCGTCGGCCGCGGTCGACGGCTCGGGAAGCTCGGTCACGTCCAGCGGGGTCGCGGCCGCGATGATCGCGGCCAGCGCCTTCGCATCGGTCTTGCGCGCGACGTCGCCGGTCACCTCACGGAAGTAGGCCGCGATGACCTGCTGGTCGTTGAAGTCGATGAAGCGACGGTCGAGCTTGTGGCCCCCCGCGATGCGCGCAGCGTCCGCGGTGACCTGGATCGTGTCAAGCGCGTTGGACGGGACCTCGGCGGTGTTGCCCGTGTAGTCGCCGACCTTGGGTGCCTTGTCGTTCGCGTAGTCGAACTTCCATCCCACGGCCTTGTAGGACGTGAGAGTATCGTGCGCCAGGAGCGGGACGTAGCGGCGCTTGTAGGGCTGACGCTCCCACAGCTCGCCGAGGTAGCGGGGCTGCTGCGTGTCCGCGCCGATCGTGACCGTCGACGGCCCCGAGTGCTGGAGCGTCGAGATCGCGAACAGGGCGTCGCCGCCGCGGAACGGGGCGAGTGCTTCGGGGCTGCCCTGCTTGGACGCGGCGAGGGCTGCGAACAGACCGTCGGCGCTCGTCTCGTCCTTCTTGGTCGTCGCCGGGCGCTGGAGGCCGGCGGGCACGGTGGCCGCTGCTGCGGTCATGTCTTCCTCTTCTCGTTCGGCCTCAGGCTCATCGCCCTCGGTGAGATCCGGCGCGGCGGGTGCGGCGTCGGGAGTCAGTCGCTCGACCACGGCATCGGCGATGCGGTCGGCGAGGTCGTCGCCCAGTTCGCCCTCGAGCTCTTCGGCGATGGGGTCGAGCGCGGCGAACAGCGCCGCAGACTGGAACGCGCCCACGGGCACGACGGCAACGCCGCGTAGACGCGACGTGACGGCCTCTGCGCCCCGTCGGACCAGGCCGCGCAGTTCGGCGCTGAGGCGGGGCCGTGGCGTTTCCTGTGCCCGTGCGAGCAGGGCGTCGCCGTCCGGGGTGCGTGCGACTTCGAGCTCAGCGACGATGCCCGCCTCGGTCTCCTCGATCTCGACCGCGCGACCGAGCGCGTCGGGGATGAGGTTGTCGGCGGACGGGTGCTCGCCCGAGAGGGTGACCACGGTCGGGTCGGTCGGGATCTCGACCGTTCCCGCCGAGAACATGACCGGGTCGGTTCCGGATACGGACGGGTTCGACATCTCGCCGTACGGGAGCACGAGACCGCGGATGCGGCGTGCGGCGACGTCGACCGAGAACAGGGCGTCGGGCATGGTCAATCTCTCCTCGGGTTGTTGATCGGTTCCGCGACGACGTCAACGAGGGATGACTGGTCGAACCGGATCACTTCGCCTGCGGGGGCGATGTCGTCGAGGGACAGGCGCGCCTCGATGGGGCTGATCCACGCGGGGATGCTGAGCGCGGCGAACTCGCTGCGCTTGCCCTCGGTGGTGACATATGTGAGCGACGCTTGGGACTGTGCCCCGTCGAGCAGCGACGCGGGCATGTTGAGTAGCCGCGCAACGTCCAGCACGGCGGCATTGCGGCCCTCGACGAACAGGTCCGTTTGCGCGGTGCCGTGGGTCTTCACCTCGATGTTGTGCGGCGTGAATCCGACCGCCCCGTTGGGTGAGAGGCGCGCGGCCGACCATTCATCGATCAGGCGCCCGATTTCGTCGTCTTCCTCGTCTTGGTCGCCGTCGGTCAGCGGGTCGTCGCTGGTCTGGTGCAGTTCCACGAGCGGGATCGGGTTCTGTGCCCGCCCGATCCATGAGCGCTCCAATGCCCGGTATCCCTTGATGGTCTGCGCACCGGTCTGGAGGATGCCGCCGGACCCGTTGCCGGGGAACACAATGATCTGCGTCGCGTCGACTTCCTCCCCGTCGACGGTGACGACGCCGGTGAAGTCGTCGACCTCCCACCGCTCGTAGGGGATGCGGAGGGCGTCGGTGATCTGACCGCCGTCGCGGGTCACGGCCCACGCACTCCAGTCGTAGAAGATCAGGTCGTCAACGGTTGCCGCCATGCGGTGCCATGGCGAGATCCCGCTGGAACTGTTTACCAACCAAGGCGCGGGGACTTGTGTGTTGCCTTGCCACTGCTGCAACGCCATCCCGGCGATCACACCGACGAGGATGTCTCGACCACGCTTGAGCGGAGGGATCGCCAACGCGCTCTGCCGGGTGACCTCGGAGACTTCCCCGGCGTAGAACTCGCTCCACACCAGCTGCGACATTTGAGACGACGAACCAGCCAGCGGTGACACGAGCGGGGCGCCTGCGGATCGGGCCGACAGGGCGCGCTCGGTCACGCGCATGCTGCGGGTGAGTCTCTCGAGAAGTGCCATTGTATGTCCACGTTCCCGCCCGCTTATCGGGAAAGTGAACCGGGAATTGCTACGGCGTGTCGCGGTAATGGTGCAGGGCGGTTGTCGCCTGCGTGGCGCCCGGATGCGCCCGCATCTCGTGGTCGCGACCGGCGAGCCATGCGTCCTTCCGGGTGAACCGGAACGCCCGCCAGAACGGGCAGTCAGCGCAGACGACGACGATGCCCGACGCACCCACGTCCAGGCTCAGGCGCTTCACGCGGCGACCCGCCCTCGCGCCCGTGCTTTCGGTTTCGTCGTGTCGTAGTGCAGCTGCGCGAGCGCCCACGCCTCTACGCTCGTCACGTCGTCGTCTGGGCGTTTCGGGTGGCGCCCGACCAGCCACCCACGATCCCCGGACTTCCGTTTCATCGCCTTGTGGATCGCGTCGTTGAACTCAACCTGCCGCGCCCAGTGCACGACGTTCTCCCGCTCGACCTCATCGACGATGAGCGAAGCGGCCCGCTTCACATCGGCGAACAGGTACGGCTCGAACTTGGGTCGCGCACCTCGACCACTGTTGACCTTCTCGACGATGAGCTGCGCGACCTGCGATCCGGCGTCGTACACGATCGGCGTGCGGTACTTCGCCCACAACCGACGCAACACACCCGCGGTCCCATCGATCCCCACGAGACGATCCAGGAGCATCACGTGCGCCTTCCCGTCGCCGTCACGCCACGCACCGACGATCGACACGCACAGTTGATCCGGGTGCGGCGCGAACGCCACGGACCACCGCTCCGGCGGCACCCACCGGCCGGGGTCCTCGTCCACACCCGTGCGCGCCCACTTCAACGGGTCGAACAAGGCAACCGTGCCCGCCTCTTCACCGAACAGGCCACCGTACTCGGCGAGGAACACCAGCCGCGGCTGCGACTCGTACCGGCCGTGCACGACGTCGACGGTTGTCAACGTGCCGATCCCCGGGTGCGCGGCGAGGATGAACGGCTCGATCGCATCCCACGACGCCAGATCCTCATCCTGCACGTCGTCGGGCATCGCGTACTCGACGATCCCGGCCCGCCCCGACCGCCCGAGCTCCAGCCAATCCCACAGGAGGTTCCCCAACCGGTAGCGGCCCGCGGTCCCAGCGACGACGATCTGCGCCCCCGGGCGCGTGTCCAACGTCGGGAGCGCCGCGGCAAGCGTGTCCTCAACCTTCTGCCGGTCCGGCTCGCCCGCCTCGTCAAGGATGATCAGGTCGAACGCCTCACCTCGCAGATCCTCCACCGACGACAGCCACTGCACCATCCCGCCCGACGGGAACTCCACCCGCTCCTGCCCCGCAGACTTCACGATCTTGCACTCGACCAGCGACCGCTCAAGCGCGGGCACGACGTCCTTCAAGAACCGGGACCGGCCCGCCTTGCCCGTCGTCATCGTCAAGATCCCGACGCGATAGTCCTCACGCGCCTCGGCACGCCCCAACCCAATGGCGATCAGTGTTGTCGACTTCGACGAGCGACGCGGCAGAAGAACCGCGTTCTGCTCAGCACCCGCGGCGAGAGCATCAACCACGACAAGCTGCTGCGGCTGAGGCTCCCTGCCCACCATCGCCCGATCCCCGAAGAACCGCAGCATCGTCGCGCCACGCAGGAACTCGGCACGGTCGCGCTCGGTCGTGACGAGCTCGGACACGACCCGCGGCGGCAACGCCCGCCCGCGCAACGCAAGCCAGCCCTCCTCACCGAACAAAGATGCACCTGTGCGGGCGGAGCCGGGGGTTGTTTCGGGGTGTCTCAAAGAAGCGGTCACCATGTGGGGAGTCCTCTCGCTCGGCGGGATTGGGTGTTGGTGTGGAGTGCGCCGATGCGTCCTCCTGCGGATCGGTTCTCTCGTCGGTGTTGGGGGCCGAGGTTGGTGCGGTCGTGGCCACCGCCTCGGGATGCGTCTACGCGGTGTCCGACGTCGAAGCGTTGGTCGGGGGTGATGGGTCTTCCGCATCCGATGCACTGGACTGGGATGCCTGCTTTGAGCTTCTGGTTGGTTTCGGCTCGGATGGCTCGGGAGTTGCGGACGAAGAGCGGGTGCTTGTGGTGGTCGGTCATGCTGCGGTCGCGATCGTCGACGGGCATTGGCGGCACTTCATCCCGAGGGTCATGCCGTGCTCGCAGTAGCCAGGATCGGCGGGCACTTGAGCGACTGGCCAGTCGAGAATTCCCGCGCTCTCACTGGCCTGTCCTGCCTGTCCTGTCCTTGCCTGTGCAGTCCCCCGGGACATGTCCCCCGGGACATCCCCCGGGACACGTGCGCGCTGTCGGGCCTTCTTCTCACGTTCGCGGCGGCGATTGTTCTCGAGGGTCTCGAACTCGCTGCGCGTGGTCTGCGTGGCCTTGTAGTCGACGATCTGCCAACCGTTGGTGGTCGTCTCCCAGAGCCCCGCGGTGACGAGCGCGGCCGCGTGCGCTGGGGTGAAGCGTGGGATGAACTCGATGTCGTCGGTGCGGATGAGACCGTCCGTGCGGTTCTCGACAGACCATGCAAGCGCGACGATGAACGCCTTGAAGACGTCGCCGGTGAGCGCCATGACGCGCCGGTCGTTGATCCATCGTCCAGGGAATCGGGCGTCAGCCATCAGATCTCCTCGGGTGTGGGCGCGTGGGAAGGCTCCCGCTGGCCGAGGGTGGCCTGTGCGGGAGCCTTCCGGGTCGTCACTCGTCGATTCCGATCAGGTCGAGATCGACGTCTCGGCGTCGGCGGAGCCTCTTCTCCGGGCTGAAGCCATCGGCGGCGTCCAGGAGCACCCTCGCCAGGTCGCGAGCCTCATGCTGGAACAGCCAGACCGCGTTCGCCCCGGGGATCTCGATGAGAACGCCGGGAGTGCCGCCGCCGGTGTACTCATCGTCAGGCTCGACGTTGATCGAGCCGCCCGCGAATCGGGCATCCACCACGGTCATGACTTCACCGCCGATCCGGAGTCGATCATCATCTCTAGCTCAAGCTGGATCAGCGGGTCGTCGAGCAGAGTACCCATCGGCCACCGCCAGTAGTAGACGCCCGTCGTCGGGTTTCGACGCCTTCGAGCTCTCGCTTCGCAGTAGTACTCCCACCACCCGCGCGTCCAGTTGATCGCACCACGTTCAGCCCGCTGCCGGTCCTCTGCTGTGGCGTCCTTGTGGTGTCGGATAACGAACTTCTTCTCGGAGGGCACCCTGTAGACGCAGTAGTGGATGCGGGTGAGCTCGTGAGCGGTGGCCTCGATGCGGCAGACGGTGCTCAGGTCCGCGCCGATCTCGACGGTGTAGTCGCCGTACTTGGAGATGTGGTTCGCGCTTTTCTCGGTCACGAGAGCACCTCCTGAGCCTGCCGCAGCGCGTCGATCAGGTCACCGAGGACGTCAGGCGTGACCTCTGCTTGTGCGTACGACCGCAAGCTCCCGAGATAGTGGTTGTCCCAAACGAGGAAGACGTCGACGCCGCGATCAGTTCCATCTGCGCCAAACGTCTGCTCCAATCTGGCGGTGACACGTCCCGCGCTGACATCACGCGCATGGGTGACGCATCCCTCGTCCTCTTCGGTTTCCGTCGCCCAGGCCGGGGGCGAGCTCATGTCGGGGGTCGGGTGTACGGTGGATTCAGGCATTGGTTTTCCTATCTCTGGTGTCTTCGTCCTCGCCTGAAGCTGCAACTTCGGCGGGGACACTCTTCTTGAGACGGCCTATCGTTCTCCGACCGTCCTGGGTGATGTCCAGCTGCTCCAGGAGCGCCAGTAGCGCCCTCTTGTCAAGGTGGACCGGCGGCATGTGGTCGCCCGTGATCGCGAATGACGCGTTGCGGCTCACTGTCTGCAGCTTGGCAAGCCATGAGCGGCCGTCAGCGCGGGCGCGGCGCACGATCCGAGGCTTTCCGTTCGTTCCCGTGATGACGAACAGGTCGCGGGTTGCGTCGTTGAATGTTGGGTCCGAGTACGCCCAGGCGCTGCGCGTTGCGGTCATCCTTCTCCTTCGGCATGAGCCATGCGAGTAGCGCCGCATCTTCGGTGGCGGCAGGTGGAGACTCGACATCCTCGAGCCAAGTGCGGATCGCCAGTGCCTCCGGGTCCAGGCTCGGGCGGGCTTGCGGCTTCCGTCTCGGCTGGTAGCGCGCGTCGAACTCGGGGCGGAGGATGTCGGCTGCTCGACGCGCGACCGCACCCGCCAAGCGGTTCACATCCACGACAGAGACGTCCATCAGGACGCCTCATCGAAAGCGGCGTCGATGACGCGATCGATCTCCGCGGCGGCGATGACGACGCGACCGCCGATCTTGCCGGTCTGGATCTGCTTCGTCTGGATCATCCAGCGGACGGACGCCACTGAGCGGCGAAGTTCGGCGGCAGCCTCGTCCACGAAGTAGAAGCGCGGTCTGGGCGTGATTTGGCCTGCGGGTCGGGCAGGTGCGGGTGTGGGGTTCAATGTACGCCTCCGAAGTTAGTTGTGTTCACGTGACGCAGATTCTGCAGTTCTGCGCGTTCTGGACGCAACCGTACCACCCGCGCCCACTACGCGCAACACCTGAGATAGTGTGTCTGCATGGCGCAATCCTGTGAGTGGGTGACGACGGTGGGGCGGCGGATTCAGGCGTATCGAGAGATTGAGGGGATGAGCGCACAAGCCTTAGCGGATGCGACGGGGTTGACGCGCTCGATCATCACGAACATCGAGAACGGTCGCAGGGAAACCGTTACGCTGGCCGAACTCGAGAGCATCAGCATTGCTCTGGGCGTGCCGCCGATCGCTCTCGCACTCCCAGTCGATCGCCCTTTCGATTGGGTCCGTACCGGCGACCTGAACGTTTCCGTGCTCGGGTTGATGTCGTGGTGGTCGGGAGACGTGACGCTGCGGGATCGAACGAAGGCGGGCATACAAGCCTCGCGCTTGATCCAGTGGGGCGAACAACTGGGCGCGCAGCGTGCAAGCATCCAACGGGATCTCGACGAAGCCTTTCATGTAGCGGACGAACTGCAGCGCGCGCGCATCGTCGCGGCGCTCACCCGAGACGACCCTGTCGCCAACTTCATCTCCGATGGCACCGGGGCCGTTCTTCTGGAGCACGTGGATGAATCAAGACGTGCGTACAGGGTGATTGCGGAGCAGTTTGAGTTGATTGGCGGCGTGCCGCCCGAAGTCGACCCTGTGGCGCAGTGGTTGCAGCGGCGAGTTGCGGGCAAAGATGGCTAG